ACTTAAATTTCTTCTACCAAATTGGTTTAATATCATCCACTCTTTTACATCTTCTTCACTTTTAAAACTTTTACTTTCGGTTTGATAATCAATATCCCACTTAGTAGCAATTTCATAACGGTTATGACCATCAATTATAAACCCGTTCCAAGTTAGTATCTTTTCCCTAATACCTTCTTCTAAGCAATTTGCTTCTAGTTGTTTAAATTCTTCATTTGTTAATGCTGGTATTAACTTTTTAAATTCTTCTTTAATTTGTATCATATTATTTAAAATGAAAAAACCTTTCACGCTTTCGGGGTGCATCCCTACTAACGCAAAAAGTTTAAACGTTTTTATTTATTTGAATTATGCACAAATCCTTGTGCAAATATAGTCTTTTATTGCATAAAAATACTATATTTTAACATAATTTATGAAACTATTTTTTCATTTTTTGAATCTTCTCTAAACTTCTACCGCCAAAATAAGCACCGTAAACCAATAATAATAAAGAAGATAACAAGTTTATCCAATCGTCTTTTACTACAAAGCCATTTAAAGAACTGTCGATAACTATAAATATAGCCATTGAAACTGTTAAAAATATCATTAGTAAAGGTCTTACATTTTTTGAAAGCCAAGAATCGCTTTGCATATCGCTATTCCACCGTTTACTAATCTCCTCCATTTCTCGCATATCAGCATCTAGCTGTTTGAAAAGAAACTCTTTATCCTCGTTTGGTAGGTCTGAGTTGTTTATCTTATCCGCTAAAGACCTCAAGCCATCAATGCCTGTAATAGTTCCAGCAATGTTTAATATCTCAGGTGCTATTACCTTACCTTGTTTAGCCAACCACCTAATAGCATCCCCTACTCTTGTAGTTCCTTTTTCGTTTTTATATCCAGACATAATAAATATTTAAGAAAAATATAATTCAGCTTCTTCTTTTCTCCTTCTTTCAAGTCCTTTTAGCACAACACCACCAGCACGAACCCATTTTTTAAACTCATTTGAAATTTGAGGGTCGCAAGAATTAATGTTAATTTTTTTAAGCAAAGTACTTTTTTGTAAAGCTCCCAAACCTAAATTATAAGAGAATGATACAAGTGCATCAAATTGGTTTACATTTATATTTGCCTTAACGTATTTCTCAACTCCAACTTCGTATGTTTTTAACATTTCTTTCAAAAGTTCTTCAGCGTATTCTTTTGAAATTGAAGGGTCTGAAAGTGAAACCTTCGCTCCGTTTGGATAGTAGGTTGCACCGTAGCCAATTGTAGGCACATCTGCTGGACATTTATAAGGTTCTGACCTAAACCCTTCGTATTTTTTTATAAGTTCAATACCGTTGATTCCTGTTTTCATTTACTTATCATTTTTTTTTTCTTTAGTCAATGCCCACCACCTTTGTGCTGTATATCCAATAGATACCAGTATCAATATTATTCTAAGGGCGTTATCTATGTTCGTGATAGAAATTGAAAAAGTTAATGCGTTTAATATGTATATCTTCAAATCTTGGAAATTCATTATGGTAGTACTTCAAGGGATTGTTTTAAGGCATTTACAAAAGCCTGCTTACCAAAATTTAACTGCTGTAAATTAAACTCAGAACTTTGTATTTTTCTAGTTAGGTCTGAAATGTGGTTAACAATTGTTTTTTGTTCTTGTGTTAAATCTTCAAAGAAATATTCTTTGTCATCAATAGTAATGGGTGTTTTTTTGTTTTTTTCCATTTTAATTGTATTTATTGATTGTTAAATTACTGCATTTATTTGTGCAGCTTGTTCTGCGGTTAATGCTTCTAAAAACCATTCTTTTCCTAACATAATGCTTAGGTGTTCTACATTTCTGTCAATAGTTGCTTGTTCATCTTCTGTTACAGATTCTTTAGCTTTTAATTCAGCAATAAGGTTTACACTGTCAAATGCAGCACTAATTGATTGGGCGATTTCTTCTTGTGTTAGTTCCATTTTTTTATTTGTTTTTTAATAGTTCAATTTCAGCTTTTAGTTCCTGTATTGCTTTTACAAGTACAGGTATTAAATTTGTTTCGTTGTATCTTAGTTTATCTTGATTTTCAGAGTTTATAATTACAGAATTATCTCCTTCAAGTTCTAATATATCTTGCGCTTTAAATCCATATCTAAGGTCGCCAACTGCTACATCAGAATCTCTACTTTCTTTAAATTTGTAAGATAATGGTTTAAGTTTAGAAACAAAGTCTAATCCGTGTGGTACTTCTCCAAAGTTAGTTTTATCACGTGCATCAGAAACTACAGTCCAAGCTACTTGTATATCAGCATTGGTAACCGAAGTACTGCCCATTGATATACGATTGTTTTCCGTGGTTATATCATAAGCAGGTAGATAAGTCCCTGCATTATTAAGCGACCCAATAACAATGTTACCGCTTCCTGTGGTGTTATTTAGTAAAGCATACATCCCATTAGCTACGTTACTACTACCAGTTGTGTTTGAGTACAAAGCCTGCCTCCCATTAGCTGTGTTGTAATTACCAGTTGTGTTGGAGTACAAAGCATACATCCCATTAGCTGTGTTGTTACTACCAGTTGTGTTGGAGTACAAAGCATACATCCCATTAGCTGCGTTGTTACCACCAGTTGTATTTGAGAACAAAGCCGCATACCCATTAGCTGCGTTGTTACTACCAGTTGTGTTGTAGTACAAAGCCTGATACCCATTAGCTGTGTTGTTACTACCAGTTGTATTTAAGTACAAAGCCTGCCTCCCATTAGCTGTGTTATAACTACCAGTTGTGTTTAAGTACAAAGCCTGATACCCAACACCAACATTTCTATTATCTGTTCCATCATCGTTTAGTCCAGCTCCCTCACCTATGAATACGCTATTACCGCCGTCGTTCAAAGCAATCTTACCTACAACATCAAGTTTTTCTGTTGGCGTAGTCGTTCCGATACCTACGTTAGTCCCATCATCATAAATAATACTATTGCCAATAGTATTTGAATCTATCCATTTAGTACCGTAGTTAGCAGTACCAGTTCCATCTACATAACTTCCGCCATCGAAATAAAGTTCTGTAAAGTTATCGTTAATCTTGTCAAAAGCAGTTCTTAAAGGGTCGCCTGTACCATCATTTGCAACTGTTCCAATTCCTATTGTTTGTTTTGCCATTTTTTATTTTTTTTTAAAGTTGTGTTATATCCGCTGTTAATAATGTTGTGTCTGCTAAATATTTTGTGGTATCTGCTGTAAGTGCAAAGGTTAACCAACAAGATGGAGCAGAAATGTCATTTATTGCATTAGTACTCCAAAATGTATCAGCTCCAAAAGAACCGTATTGCTCCATATCACAATATACAATTCCCCAATTTATAGTATTACTCATATTTATTTATTTTAAATGGTATATTTCCAAACTATCGATACTCTTAATTTTCCTAAGTTTCCAGCGCTAACTAATTTGAAGTTAATACTATCGCCAACAACAAAAGCACCCGAAGTTAAAGCTACGACTAAAGCAGTATCAGCTACTAAGTCAAAATCAGTATTATTACCTATTTCAGTAGCACCATTGTACATATACAAACCGTTAGTATCAACTGAATTTTCTCCTTTTATTATAACTTTAACAACGTCCCCACTATATGGTGGAATTATAATGCTTTGCGTGTCTAACGAAGCAGTTTCAGTTAGTGAATTTATAGGTATATAGTAGTTCCCAAATCCTGTAATATCAAAATTGTGATGTGTAACATTATAGGCGTAAGGTATTTGCCACTCAACACCCGTTCCCGTAGACACCAAAACGTTCCCATCAGACCCAACATTACCAGCACCATCCAGTAATTCGTCCCCTATCTTTAAAGAACCTCCATTTATTTCAACAGAATCCTGTGCAACGCTTATTGGGCAAACATTACCGTACCCATCACTTAATGGTGTTGGTGTGGATGCTGTAAAAGCTGCATCATCCTCAGTCTTTACAATTCCAGCATAGCTGTCTTTAATCCTTTGTCCTGTTAATGTAGTCCCCATTCTTTATTAGTTGTTTTTGCTCAGTCGATAATCGCTCTATAAAGCGATTTAGCGACTTTACATATTTATCTTTTATTTTATACTTGTTTATGCCCTCCATTACAATACCCAACCGATATTATTAACATCCCGATCTGGGTACATAGATTCCGAAGAAGAAATGTACTCAGGATATAGTTCAGAATGAAAATTCATATACCCAAGAAACCTATTTGTGTAAAAAGATGCCTTGTCATTTGCCCTAGTCGTTAATAATGCAATTTCAGAATGGTCTGGTGCATCGCTATTATCAGAACGGTGTTTGTAAATCCCACCGTTGCTAATTGTATAGGCTGCAAAAGGAATGTACTCAGCTTGTGTAAACCACGCTAGCATCGGTTTAATATAGTCGTCTAGTAATAGCTTATAATCTGCATTTCCACCATCGTTAATCGTTCCTGCAATTATTAAAGACTGTAATTTTTTATATAAATTTGTGCCTAGATAGTTTTGAATGTGAATATCTTGAGCAGTTTCAATAAATTGAACTATTTTATCCTCATCCACATCTCCTGAAATTATAGACTTTCTTTTGATATACTTCGGACTTACAAATAATGCTGTCATTAGTTTTTTCCAGTTAGTTTATTCCACATTCTTTTTAAATATGCTCCTCCATTCGGCATATCAATAGGTCTTACTCCCATTTCTTCAGGATTAGAAGGTATTATAAGACCGTCCGCAACCGCCTCCTGAATATTAACCTCTCCACTACCTATTTTTCTATACACACGCAACTCCCAGAAATGATGACAGTTTTTACCACCTTTATATTTTAAAAGTGAATAATTTGCTCTATTGTGACCAAACTTATTATTTACACCTCTAAAGCTCATTTGATTTATATCCTCTTTTCTGAAAACAATATCTCCAGCGGTTAAAAGTTCCATTCTAGTACAAAATTGTCGGCTTCCAGAAGACGCTCTTATTGGCACATAGGCGTATCTTACTTTGTAGATGCCATCATCTTCAATAGATGATGCATCGGGGTTTGCATCGGCTAGTTTTACGCCCGTTTCGGCATCACAGCTATGTACTAGCTCCCAAGAACTATCTACGGTTTCACCAAGGGCTTCTAATTGCGTGAATAAATCATTAAATTCCTCATCTGTTAGTTCCGTATTATCAGCAGATAGCTTTTCACCTGTTTCTTGTTCTTTTACGATACTTGTAGATATGTTATCCAGCTCAACAAACTCAATAGGTTGTAATGTTACAAAGTAAAGCGAAAGATATATTTTATTAAAAGCTAAAATATCATCTAAAGCATTGATTATATTTTGCTGAAATGGTCTGATCACAATATTATCCATTAATATAGATGCGGTACGTAGTTCTTCAGCGTTATTTCCAAAACCTGTATTATCTTTAATACCTAAAAGGATAGGGGAAACAATACCGTGTCCAAGCATTATCTTTTCTCTACTTTCATCTGCTAAAAATTGGTATTGGGCGTGTGCATCAGGCAAATGCACCGCATCAATAGTGGCAGCTGTATCTTTATCGTCATTAAAGGCTAAAATGAACTTCCCCGATGAAGAACTCCCGCTAAATTTGTCTATTATTTTACGCTCCAGCATCTCCTGAATCTCCTCGGAAGGTTGCCCATTATTAAAGTTGATTAACAAAGACGGTTGCAGTCCATTTTCTATGTTTGAAAGATGGTAATTTGATACTTCTTCCTCTAGTTGGCTGTATTGCAATGAAGATTGATAGTCACAGGGCGAATAATAATAAAAGCCAGATACATAAGGCTTAACTATATACACTTCGGTAGTATCTTTTTTATCCCCGTTCTTGAAAGTCGGTATTCTTTGCGGTTTTTCGCTAGGTTTCATATCCCGCCACTTAGGATGGTAGTAATACGCCTTTATAACACCGTCAGAAGTCTTTTCAGCTCTTAGGGTTTCCATTGGATGATGCTTAATAGCTATTATCTTTGTTTTCGTTTTATTGTAAACAATTTTTATAGCAGCCTGTCCTAATAGTTTCCTATCCCCAACCATTTTTCGGAGTTCACGCTCATCGATTAGTTGCTTCATTTCAATATAAGCATCCCTATTGATATTTCGGTCGGTGGCTTCAAGACCACGACCGAAAATCATATCACTAATTCCATTTATACATCTTGCATTCGTTGGAGAGCCTAAATATCGCTCTATAATGATATTAAAATAGTCGTTAGAATCTCCATAGCCAATCCATTCCTTACTAGATACTTCTTGGATAGTTGGTCTTTCGTAGTTTGCCAAATTTACTACTCTTATATTTTTCTTTTTTTCCATATTAATTATTCTATAATAATATATTCGTCATCTTCACCTTCGGTATCAATTGTGAACTCGTTAGTATTGAGAGTATGTACGTATGTAGACTGTGAAGTTGAATATAGCTTATCCCGATAAAGTAAACTTGCCCCATTCATTACTTCTAAAAAATATATTGAATTTTCTTCTAAAATTGTAAAATCACAATCTAATTGGCAATAATTACTGGTGTATGTAGGCGTTACCGTTATCGTTTCAGACACATAAGTTCCATCTTGCCTAATAGTAACATCCACGTCATTTGTGACGTTATAATCTCTAGTAATTACTAGAAGCGTATTTGTTCCCAACGTTGGGTTTACTCGTTTCATATTATAATACTAAAAAAGTACGTTTTTGTTTTTTTTTATATTAAAAAAGGGGTGACAAACGCCACCCCCATTGATAAAAATAAAGAAAAAAATTATTAACCAATTACAATTACACCACCAGCATCAACTAAATTAGTATATAGGAAATTAGCAGGAGTTTTTTCAGTTCCAGTTAAGGAAATTGTATATCCGCTTAAATCTCCCATAGCCAATCCAGTTACAATAGTTCCGCCAGTAACTGACATACCATTATATAAACCAGCAACAAAGAAACTACCATTTTGGTCTTCAACAATTACATGAGGATGTCCAAAAGTTATAAGTTTAATCTCTTTGTGGTCTTCTTTTGTTAATTTTGGTAAGGTTAACTCTATAACCTGCTCGAAAGCAGTAGTACCGTTTTCCACAGAAGACTGAATATTTTGAGTTAAAGATGAAGAAAAATGTACTTCATATTTGTAGCAATTTACAGCAGCTCCAAGGGTATCAATTACATCCGTATCTGAGACATTATAAACAATTCCGTCAAAATCGCCATAATTTACAAAATAGATATTTTTTATTCCCCCTACTGAATCTTTGCAGGGTTTTAATCTCCCTAAGGATAAGTTTTCGCAAGCCATTATTTTTGGGTTTTATAAGATTATTAAAGTTCGTTTAATGGGGAGGTTTTACCCTCCCCTTTTAAACTTAAATATTAAGAGTAGTAAACTACTTCAGCACCGTAAGCGTAATTTACGCCAGCAGTATATCGCATCACAAATCTACAGTTTTGAGAACCGTCCAAGTCGCTCATATCAAGAATTTTAACCTCGTTTAAATCGCTTAGTAAAGAAGTTCCAAAAAACAAGTTAGAAGCCTGTGCCGCTACAATTTCATTAGAAGGCAAGCCTTCAGCTAAAAATATTTTAACACCATCGAAAACTAAATCTCCAAGAGCTTGGTTAGTTCCTCTGCCTTCAAATCCATTTGCTCCTAAACCCGAAGCACCAAATCCACCTAAAGCACGAGTATATGCTCTGTAAACGTTTTGTGGTACATAGATGAATAAATCTTCTTTACCGTAAAGAGCAGCAGGGATAGCATCAACAACTTTTCCAAGTTCTTCAATAACATTTGCAGCAGTAACAGTAGTCCCAACAACATCCACAACAGTAGCATCAGCTAAAAAACGAGCTAAAAAGCCATCATATTCACCAGCGTTACCAGTAGCACCTTGCCAGATAATAGTTTCGTTAGCAGTAGCAACTTCAGCAGCAGTTTTCGCTATAATGAAATCAGAAAGGTTAGGAGGAAGGTTGTCATTAGCAGAAAGACCCATTGCAATTGCTTCCCAATCATCTCTAAAGTCTGCTTTACATAAAGTAAAGTTTACTTGAAATTCTTCAGGTTGTAGGATGTTTTCAGTTAGCGTAATAGTTCCAGTTGGTGTAAAATCACAAGTACCATCTTTTATCAAGTCGCTCATTGCAACTTTTTTCAAAACTTGTTTGAATTTTACATTTGGTTTTACTGTAACCCCACCATTTCTAATAGTAGAAGGGTTTAAAAGAGCTGCTTGGATGTAAGGTAAAGCAAGTTCTCCAGCATAAGTAGTAGTTACGTTTGTAGTAGTAGCCATTTTTTAATTGTTTTTTATTGTTAAATTATTTTTTAAATAAACTCTCAAAAACATAATCTTGAGTTGTTTTTTGTCTGCCCTGAGAATATAAGTGTAAATTTTTAGCCTCAACTTTAACCTCTGGGTTGTGTTTTAAAGTATCGGTGCTGTCATTAGATGAAAGTTGTTGGTCAACAGCGGCATCTTCTTTAGGAAGTTCCTCTGGTACGTCTTTACTTTCTTCAGGAGAAATAACTTCAAGTACTTTAGTGTACATTTCTTTCATTTCTTTGATAGCGTCATCAAATTCAGCTCTTGAAATATACTCAACTGAAGGGGCATCCTCTTTAGGTGCATCAGCAACGGGTACATCTTCAATAGGAGCATCGGCAAGGGCAACCTTTTCGATAACTTCCGCTATGTTAGCTTCGTCTTTTTTCAAAGCAGAATCCGCCAACTTCACGATTTCATTAAATAAATCTTTTGGTGTTTTCATAATTAATTAAACATTTTATACATTAATACTAAATAAACAATCTTTTGTATTATTTTCAAATATTACCAATCCCTTGGTTTATCAATTCCCCTTTGCAACACTTAGATGAGTATGTTTTACCATCTTTGCATAAACACCCCCTTTTACCACCCTTTGGAGATGAATAAGAACCAACATCTTTAGGGTCTATTATTTTCTTTTTCATAATTCAGGATTTAATTCCTCTAACAATCTTTTTATTTTATTCATAACGCTCAAATCTTCTTCATCAATTTCTTGCCCCTCGTTAAACATACCCTCAATAGAAAAACCTAAATACTTACCTTCTTTTACATCTTTCCAAACATCCTCGTTCTCAATCCGCATAGCAACCGCCCAAGAACCTTTAGCAGCTTTTAAACCATAGACAGCAGTCTTATCTTTTTCAGTATCTTCAACAATCCAAGATTCTGTAAGATATACACCCTCCACTTCCATTTCGTGTTCTACCGTTGCATTGTGAATTTTCAAAGATTTTAGATATTTTTCAGCAGCTTTTCTTACCGTTTCTTTACTGAAAGTTATATTGTATTCAGATACACCATTATTACGGTATATCTTTTTGTCAGGAACTAAGGCTAGTCCTATAACTAGCCTTTGCTCCTCATCCATTGTTTTCAATTCAATTTTATGCTCAGATAACGCTATCCAATTTTCTTCGGTTGCAGGAAATTCAACTAAGGAAATAGCATCTATTCCAGAATCATCTGAATCGTCTATAAATAATTCTACAGTTTCTAAATCGTCGTAGTTTCTCATTTTTATTATTTTATATTATAATACTATTTTTTTTGTTTTTTGTTTTAAATTCCAGCAGCAGCAATTGCATTTGATTCTATATCTCCAGCCTTTTTAACATCATCGTAAACTACATACGCTCTTGTTGGTTCAGAAGTAGAACCTGCAACCGTTTCAGCCAATTGGTTTTGACTGCTAGCACCTACAACGTTGAAGTTTGGAGTGAAACCTCCACCTCCTCCTCCTCCTCCAGAAGGAGCAGAACCTCCACCTCCGCCACCTCTCGGAAGTTTAACTGCCATTATAGCTTTTACATTTGCCAATCCACTAGCGACCGCTACGCCAGCAGCTAGCGCAGCTCTAATTGGTGCGTCTGGTGTTGGTATGGACAACTGACTTGCATAAGCTTGTTGTGCGGACAAATATGTAGATATTAATGTACTAGCTGCGGAAGCAACTTTCCCAGCAGCTGTTTCTTTTCCTATTAAATTTCCTATACTACTTAAAGCATTAGCGTAAGAACCTAAAGCTCCTATTTTAGCATCGGCTTCTAGTTTTGATATTTTTTTTAAAGCATCTGCATTTTCTTTAGCTAAAGCCACCTCTTTTTCGCCTGCTTCCTTTTCGGTTTTTACAGTTTCATCTGAAGCCTCTTTTACTATTGCATTAATCCTATCCCAACTTTCTTGCTCTACTGCTTCAATTAATTCTTTTGAAGCTCCTAACGCTTCTAGCTCAATTATATCAGCTTCAGCTTTTCTTTCTATTTCTGCTATTTCTCTTTCAAGTCCTTTTAAAAAATAAAAATCTTCTACATCACTTATTTTTTGCAGACCCTCAGCTTGTTTTTTTGCCTTCTCATCTTGTTTTTTTGCCTTCTCATCACTAATTTTTTTCTCTGCCTCATCAGCCTTAATTTTATCATCCGTAATTTTTTGACTTGCAGCAGCTCCTTGACTTTCTAATCCAGAAATTTTAGTAGTAAGTAATTTTTTTTCTTGCAGCCGTTTAGTATCTAATTCAGTTACTTTTGCTATTGCTTCGGCTTCAGCGGTTAAAGCTTCTTTGTTAGATTTATATAATGTATTTTCAGAAACAAGCGCGTCCCTTCTCAATACAGCAACCTCTATTTCTTTAGCCGTTAAATCATCTTCAATTGCGGAAGCTTCTTTTAAAAATTTCAGCCGTTCCGCTTGCGAATATTTATTTTTTTCTTCTGCTTTGTTTCTTAAATCTGCTTTCTTTTGTTCGGCATTAGCTCGCTCTATTATTAGAGCTCTTTCAACGGTGTCGGCTTTTGCTCTTTTATCGGCTATAACTCCAGCAGCTTCATTATCCTTTTTTAATTGTTCTGCATATTCTTTTGTGCCTTTTACTAACTTTCCTAATTTTACTGATACATCTGTAACACCGAGAGCAACCTTACCCATAGCATTGACGGCAACGATACCAGCTTCTTCAAATTTGCCCGTAAAAAATAAACCAATAGCCTTCCCGACTGCTGGTATTAATTCCAGCATACCGTTAAATCTATTTATAATGTTATCTTTTATTAAATTGCCTAGATTTTTAATTGATTGTACTGGATTCTCAAAAACACCAATTACTAAATCTCCAAAGTCGCTAAGTACATCAATTAAGTTTCCAGTAACAGAACCAATAACCCCCATTAATTTAGCAAACTTATTTTGCCCTCCTTCGCTGGATTTAAAAGCGGCAATGATAGCGGATATTGTAATAATCAGCAAGCCTAAACCGCTCAAAGCAATGGCAACACCAACAGATTTGAACCCTAGCGCAACGCCTTTAATACCGCCCACCATATTTCTAAATCCACTAACCGCTCCCCCAGTCATTGAATCCAGCTTACTTGTCAATGCACCACTACTAGCACCAACGCCATTAATGCCTGTTTTTAGTTTTTGAGTTTCTCCGATTGCAGCAGAAGCATCAACATTTATCTTTATGTTATTTTCAATATCCATAATTATTTTAAATTGCGTTTAATGTATTTTTTTATATCCTTCCATTGTGATGGAGCTTCGTACTTTCCTTTCGCAATATCGATATCTTCATCTTTAATATAGAAATCGTTGGAATTTAGCATTGTTAAAATATTCTTTATCATAATTATTTATTTATGCAAGCGTTGTGGGTTCGTTCCAATCTTCTGTTTTATCTTCCCAGAAAGTTTCTTCAGTAGTCCAAGTCAGCTCCCCATCTTTAGGAACTACATATATTGTATCGTAATCTGTAATTCTTAGTAAATTTAAAACGGTTTTTCCGTTTGTTAAATTTGTCTTTATGCTATCAATCAAAAAAGCAGTACCACCAATTTCAATAGTATCGTTTAACTTTATTTTTAAAAATACTAATGGTGGAAAATAACAATCAACTACAACCCTCCTTGCATAAGGTGAATATATTCCTGATATGTATTTTTTATAAAAGTTATTAAATAATGAATTTTCATTTTCTTCGTATGTAAATTCATCTACCTCAGCATTAAAATGCAATGTTTGAACACCATTATTCATAACATTTGAAGGGCGGTTATAATTTCCGTTAGAAATATAGTCGTTTGACCATTTAACATAACTTGCAGAATATAGCGGCTTATTATTTATGTACATTAGTAAAACTTCCCCGATAGTTGGCTCTGGTAAATTTTCCTTGTTATCGTTTACAAACCAGCCCCATTGTAGATTTGTGCTAGCGTTATTATGAACCTTTATCATCCTGTCAAACATCATCTTTTCGAACTTAGGTTCTACGCTATAAGCACCACCATCGAACAGTAAAGAATCTGAAGTTCCAGAACCTTCTCCTAGGCTTTCAGCTTTAAACTCTACGCTTCCAAAATCATCTCCCGTAAGTTCTCTTTGATTAATAGCTAAGTAAGTTTTACTTTCAGGAAATTTTAAACTAATAGAGCTGTACGGTGCAATTCTTTCAACTGATGAGCTTGAAATATCCACGTATTTTGTAATGTCATAAGAATAGCCACTACTATAAAAATCATCCAAACTTTTAATATTTATTTTATAAGTACCATCAATTTGAACATCCTCAATAGCTACTAAGTTGAAAGTTTTGAATAAGTCTGATAAAAAATCTACAATTTTCTTTTTAGGCATTGACTGAGGCACTAAAATATCAGATACTAAAGATATAGACCCACCCGTCAATCCATACTCGGCTAACGTAGTACCCCCGCCACCACCAGATTCTTCAACTCTATCTAAAGATAATGTAGGCGTAATCGTAGAAATGGTATTGTCCGCAATTACGGTACAAACCATTTTCCAAGTTGAATTAAATTGGAAGCCAATATTTAAAACGTTAATTGTATCTCCGCTTCCAGCTTCTATGTTGGTGATTTCACGTGTAGAAAATAAAGACCCATCTCTATATATTTTCAGCTGCATACTAAAAACTCCTACAGACCCAATAGAATCAACATTGAATTGGCAGTTATAATAAACAAACTCACCTCCACCAGCTACAGATTCTAGCGGTCTTAATTCAGTCCCAGATAAAAAGTCCCATTCATTATCTCCACCAACAATATTTAAATTTCTAGTAAAGGTAAAAGTTTCATTAGCGTTTACACCTTGTCGATATGTTAAATATCCTTTTTCTCGATGCAACCAAATAAACAAATCAAAAAAGAAAGGAGAATTATTTAACCATTCTTTATTAAATTGAATTTGAGGGAAATCCTCCTCAATAGCTTCTATTATTTTAATGGCTCTTATGGCTGGTTTTAAATCCGTAAAGTCTAACCTGTCCGCACCAACAACAGTATATTCAGCAGCTCTTTCTTCATTTGTAAGAATCCTGTGCATACCTTGCTCATCATATTCAAAGCCTCTAGTATGTGATAAAAATGGATATTTAATATCACCGTTTGCATTTCTAGTAATAACAGGCTCCGCTCCTGAAAAGTCAAAAGCTAATCCAGCTTCAAAACCATCTATAATATTTGCTATTGAATTCTCGTGATTAAACTTGCCTAACGATGTTAAATCTTTAAGTTCAGAAGTCCCTAGTATGTCTTTTAATGATGACAGTTCCCCAAAGAACTGTACATCATAAGATGAAGGATAATTATCTTTTAAACTTACCTTATTCAGCTTTATATATCCTTTTTTATAATCAAACCCGTTAAGTTTTAATATTGCTGCGTGTTTTTTCCTAGAATCAAAGCCATTTAATACATTATGATTGTGGAAATACTTAAATATCTTATTGTTAATCTTCGATGCTGGTAGTTTAAACTGATTAGTATATGCAGTCATTACCTTACCAATATCCTTGGCATCCTTTATAGAATCATTTAGAGATATATTCACGCTAGTATCTAGGTCTGCGTGTGTCCAATTATCAATTAACTCATTATTAGCGTCTAATTCGGTGCTATTTATGTATAAACTTACTTGAATCATCTATCTTACGGTGTTAATTCTGTCAGCTGCTGCTTCAAATTTAAAAGTATAGTTAATCATTTTATCATTTAACCTATTCTTAACATCCATATCTTTAGAAGTAAGGTTAACGGGAACGACAAAGCTCTGGCTAGACTTTGGAATCCATCCGATCCCCAACGTAGTACTATCAACTATTATCCAAACTTGTTCGCTTAACATCATTTCGATAAAAATATCATTATCTTCTTCAAGATACCAGCCTGTATTTAGTGAAATATTTATCTTTCCATTCTTATTCAATATAGAATCTTGATGTCTAGTACTATTGTAGTCTCCACTTACTAATAAATTACGTTTAAATTTGTCATCTTCGGTTTTTATAGATACATCAAACCTTCCGAATGTATTTAATTCCTGAGTTGCACCGTATCGGTTTACAAAAAATATTTGTTGAACGCCATATCTTGTACAATCTTCATATTGAAAGTAAACAATTTCGTCAACCCTGCCCCCCGAAAAATTAAATATAATCCTGTCGGCATATATTCCTGTGTATGCGTTAGATATGTATTCAATTACAGAATCTGTATTTTCCGTAGGCGTTAATCCCGTAACGGTTCTAAAAGTACTCCACGTATTAACATAACCAGCGTCTAAAGTTTGCATTATATACCCATCTAAAAAGTCCTGTAATACTGGAGTTTTAATAATATTATTAGGGGCGGTTCTTAAAATGCTTTGCCCCATTAATACCTGCTTATAATATTGGTAATTTATACCATCTTCAAAATAACTAAATCCATCAAGTCCTGTAAGAATTACAGCGGTGTCCGTTCCCGTTGTATCATCAGCATCCACCCAAGTCAATGTATATTTAACCCATACGGCATTACTGTCTTGCGTTCCGGTAAAATAAACCTCAACGTAATTCCTAGCGAACTCCGCTATGTCTATTGCCGAAGTACCACTAAAAGCTGTTGAGCGTAATTGTATGCTTGGCGTTGCAGGTACGTCCGCCAAATTGCCATTCCAGATATATAAATCTAGCCTAATATAATTTAAGTTTACTCTATATTTGCTGACCCAATACGGGGAGCGTAGAAACATTTTAAGAGTTGGTAGTGCCATTGTTTTTTAATGATTTTAATAATTCGTCTGAAACTTCTATCGATACGTTTATTGTTAATTCTTTTGATAATTCTTGTATTACATTTTTGCTTAAAGCAAAATTTAAAATCTTACTACCACCATAACCAAATCTTTTGATAGTACCTTTATTATAAATAGAACGCGCTATTGCAATTGCTCCAGCTTCTTTTTTTACAAACCTTCCAGTTTTTTTGCTCCTTGCCCTAATCCCTTTTTTATCCATCCATTGCATTATGGATTGAATATCTGGAAAAGCCTTTTTAGGTCTTAACCCCTCATTGATAGCACCAAGTACTTTACTGAAATATATTTCTAAATAGTTTTCCCCAGTTTTATATCTTATAGAATTGTAAGTTTTGCCAGATGCGTAAGTCCCATCTTGTTTTAACCTATCCTTTATAGATTCGGTAATACTCTTACCATACTTTTCTAATATAGATGCTGTACCTTTAGAATCCATTTAACAGATGCTTATATCATTCGGAACTGTAATTACAAAAGTGATGCCCCAACCAGCTAATTTATTTTCAAATTCTTCGTATAGCATTTCAGCTTCAGGATTGTTAACTAAAACATATTGCTGTTCAGCTAAAGCACCCCTAGTACTCCTCACCGATTCTATTAAACTGTTTACAACTTGAAGTTGTGTATTTAACACATCTTGCAAGTTGTTAGAACCATAAAATGTATTTTCATATTCCTTACTTTCATCAACAACATCCAAACACATTAAGTCAATAGTGAATTTAATAGTAGAGCCTTCCATAGATGCCTTATTCATCCAGAAATGAGATACTGGGAATATAGTGGTCTTACTAGTATCTATACTTTTGAAATCCCCAAATGATACGTGGTTAACATTTGTATCATTTTCCAAATGTCCTTTAATAGCATCTAATATGTTATAAACTTGTTTCATCTTCTAGCTTTTTTAATCCTGTCGGCTTCTAATTTATTTTTTTCCTTTTCAAATTGTAACCACGTTAAGGCTTCGTGGATTTGTATATCGGTAACCTTGTTAAGTCTAAGAGCATTTCCTCCAGCGAGGGCATAGAGGCTTTGATACCAACCATACTTTCCTGCAAAAGCTGATTCTGCTCCTCCGACAATTCCATTTCCTCCAGAGCTTTCATTGAAAAGTTCATAGTATGTATCGATAATTTCATTCCTAAACGATAAAAAAAAACCATCGCTCCTAAAGCAATCCCTAAAGGCATCTCTTGCATTATATAAGAATGCTTTTCAGTCCCTTCGTATTCCGTAATATTATAAAAATCCTTTTTACTCCATTGTTTTGGAACGGGTCTAAATAAAACCGCCATAGCCTTATGCCAATCTTCAACATTCCCAAGGTAATTATCTAAATCTATATATTCCCCTAGTGATATTTTAGATAGGTTTGGTATAAAGCCAAACTCTATCGTTACATCATCTGTTCCCGTTATCTTAAACCTCCTTAATAAAGGCGTTTCCTCTTTAAACAACTCGGATATGTGATTCCCTACAGCCTCAAACTCATCAACGGGCATCTTATTAACTGTGATCAAGTCCACGCCACAAATAATTTCTATAAGCTTCATATTTAAAAAGCCAGTAGTATCGTTATCCTTGTTAGCTTCGTATATTTTCATATACTTTTGATAGTCTTTTAACTTAATATCGTTAATGGACTTCGGTAATTTTAATTTTGTTGCAAGCATATTTCTTTATTAATATACTATAATACTAAAATAATGACTTTTTGTTTTATTATAAGAAAAATTTATAGTACTATAAGAAAAAACTATTGAAAAAGTGGCTTAAATACAAAACAAAAACGTACTTTTATAGTATTATATATATAGAAGGTTAAATAGACCTTAATCTATGGAAGGAGGAAACTCCTATAAACTTCAAGATGGTTTAATAAACCTGCACTTGTTGGGTCGGATAACCCTATCCGTTGGCATTGCAGTTATTCTTTATTGTTTTCTAGCACCCAGTAACTATTCAACCAACCGAACCATAAAACCGCTAACAAGTTAATTAGCAATTAATATCTAAAAACAATTGAGGGGTGCAAAATACCTTTTGTAAAATATAAAAGAAAGGTGGGGTTGCCCTCAAAGGCAAACACACCACAAACAAAAAAGTATAACCATAGGTGATAATATACATCTATTAAGTATAACCAAATACATTCTACTTTATAAATATCTACTTAACAATATATATATGTTTATATTTTTCTCGCTTTGAGGCTTCAAAATATAAACTATAAAACCAATAAAGTAAAATACCTTCAACTATATTGAAAACATTAAAATGCATTACTCAATTTTCATAACATTCCTTTTACGTTGAAAACATTAAAATGCATTACTCAATTTCTAAATCTTTCAATTTACATAAAAACTTATCAACAACTTGTTAACAACTTATTATCTATAAACTTTAACAAAACTTTAACAAAACTTTAACGTATTGATAACTAAATAGTTATAAGTGTAAAATTTAACATAAAGTTAACATAATATTGAGAAAAATAGTTGTTAAATACAGATTTCTAATTTCTATTAATTTTCAAGGCGTTACAAAATTGTTTAGATATTATATTGATGTTATTGTTGTATATTTATTAAACATATTCAGCAGCTTAAAATGGTTTAAGTTTGGCTTATAATATTCGTGTAGGTTATCGGTCAATGTGAATGATGTGATGCTATTGTTCTTGTTAGTATTATATACTACAAATGTCTTATTACTTGAGGCTATCTTAATAGCCTGTATGCTGGTCATTGTATGTTTATTCATAAGGTTACTTGTTAAGGTTGTTAATACTTTGCTGTAGGGCTTCTAGTTTAGCCCTTAGATAACTTTGGTCAAGTACATCGGCATAGATGATAAGGTCGTCTATTTGTTCGGTTATTGTTTGCGTGGTCATATCTATTTATTTATAATTGGGTTTGTATTTTAGATGTTAGAATGATACCTGTTAAGTAAATTGTATCACCCATTAAGTTCATCTGTTCTATTCGGTTATTGTTGTCGTCTAGTTGGTAAACTAAAGTCAAGGATCCTTTAACTTCTTTTACTTCAACTAAATCCCCTGAAGGTGCTGTTATTATTTTTCTAGTATTAAGCATATCTATTTGTTTATAATGTAAATGTAATACTTATATTTGGTTATTAATATATGTTAAAGTTTTTTAACGAAACTTTAACATATTAGTATTTATATAGGTTGTATATTTGTTTAAACTTTAAATAAAATATTATGATAAAAACTTATGAAATTGAATTGTATTATGAACCTATTACGGTGGAAGTTGAAGTAATAGCTGGTGAGGATAGTAGCTACGACTACTGCGGCAGTTCCGCTACTATAAACATCCTATCTGTGTATAGCCGAAAGTATCAAACTTTCTTTACTGAAAAGATGTTATGGAGATATTCTATTAAGATTGAAGAAATATTAAAAGAACTAATTTAAAAATAAAGATATGGATTATAGTAAAATTGATAATGTAGAAATTGATGGTATAGATACAAATGACTATCCAGACTTTTGCGATGCTTATATAGCTTCAGCAGATTATGATGGTGTACCTATGACAGATGAGCAACTGGATGAGGTTAACGATAACTCAGACTTTGTATATGCTTGCATAGAAAACCATTTGTTTTAAAATTAAAAGGGAACTACCTAACTGAGTAGTTCCCTTTATTCTTACCGTCTGCTAAGAACATAACTCCGTACCTTATAGCATCAAGGTAGTGGTTGTATTTATCTATTGGTATTGTCCCTTTTTCCTTCCAAGTATAATTATTAAGTTCCCTAATGATTCCGTGGCTATTCCTATCTATGATTAGATTGTAGTCTTGAACCAATGCAATCCCCGAAAGTATGGAACCCTGTTTTTGTTTTGCTGGCTGTATATTTAACCCAGCATCTTTCAGCTCTTGTATTAATCTAGGCTCGTGGTTATCACATATTACTAAGTCAAGTCCAGCGTGTTGCTTATTCTTTGCTGCTATTTCGCTTGTACTCATTCCTGCCTTTCCGTAACATTCCCTTACATATACTTCTCTCTTAAAGTCATCAACTGAAACCTTTACCAAGGTAGTCAAATCTGTGGAAAATCCAAAATCCTGACCGAAGCAAGTTTTATTTAATTCCACATAGTTTCCTGTTTTCCAATTTGTATATACTGCACCATCCTGCTGGTTTATCCATCCACCTAGTATTTGATGCTCATACTTCTCAGGTCTTTTAAGTTTCATTTCGTAGATGCTTTGCAAGAAACTATCAGGAAGGTTTGCTTTATTATCTTTGTAAGTTGTATGGATGTAAGTGGTGTCTGTGTGGACACCATTCCATCCAGCCTCTACTCCTCTGGTTTCAAAGAATCTTTTATATATCCAATGTTCTTTAGTTGTCGGGTTTAATATTAATATAACTCTATTAACATTCTTATTTGAACGTACTGACAAATCTATTTTATCAAATATTTCTTCATCGACTAATTCTTCAGCTTCATCAACTACAAAGGTAGTAACTCCTGCTAATGATTTTAATGCTGCCGTTTGGTTTCCACTAGATGTTTTAATACCTTTAAACATAATTAAGGAATCGGTATGCATATTTATGATCTCATCTCTGGTAACTCTAAAGTCATCATTAGCACCCATAATCCCTATTTTATCTACAAACTCTGGTATAATAGATGTATGTGCTGAGGTCATTGTGTATCGTGTAAATAATACCTTATGCCCATTCTCATACGTCAATGAATTTAGAAATAGGTTTACTGCAAATGACTTACCCGAACCCCGACCGCCTGTAACTATGTAGTACCTAGTTGAACTTTGAAATAGTGGTATATATTTTTCGTGAACATTTATTTTCAAGCTCATTCTTCTTCGTGGTTTACATCGATTGTATTATCTACCTGCTTAGTTTCTCCAGTATTATTTATGAATTGTATTATTGGAGCTTTTAATTGAGGTTTAACAGATGCTTTATTGTCCCCACTTTTACCATAGGAGTAGTTCATAAGCATTTCTAGATGCTTATAACTGCCATCTTTAGCAGCTTTAGCAACCTCATCCCATACTGCATCTTCAGAACCAAATATATTCCTAATTGCTTTCTGTGATAATTGTTGTGCCCTGTTCTTTTTGGCTTTTGTAATTTGTGGCTTTGAAACTTGTCCTTCATTCCGAATTACTTTGACCCTATCTTTCCTTTTGTTGTATTTCCGACCGTCATTTGTCCGCTTGTTATTGTTTTCCATACTATAATATTACTTTTTGTGCTTTTTGTTTATAAATTGCGTTTTTCAAACATATTATTGTATAATTCTTGTATTTTTTTGTATAAATTTGCATCTTGTTTGTAAAATTCATTCCCTAATTGGTTTCTAGTTCCTTTTTGAATGTTTATTTTAACCTTTGGGACTTCTTTGTATGTTGTTTTTTGGTTTTTAGCAACTATCGGAAATACTGTGATACCTTTATCCCAACACCATTGAACAGCTTTTATATTTTCAGTAAAATATAAATTTCTATTTCTCATATCATTGTAAGTATAGCGTTCGCCCTGAATCTATATATTTCTTGCTTCTCTTGTGAAAGTTCCCTGTATTTAAGCTCGTGTTCTTCAAGTTGCAACCTTTTAGCCTCCCTAATATTATTTTTATGTATTAATCTTTCCGCATTGAATTTAGCTTTTAACTTTATAATTCTCTCAACTAAAACCATTTCTTTATAAGTCATTTTTCCATCTTCAAACTTTATAACATCTTCATAACATTCTATAAATTCAATACAATCCTCATATAGTTTTTTGTAAAATATATCTCTTTCAACCTCATTAAATAACTTCAAAGAATGTATAATTGTTGCGTGGTTTCTATTTATTTCGTCACCAATATCTTGAAATATTCCACCGATAACATCCCTAGCGATTTTAGAATATACAACCCTAGCCATAACATACTCAAACTTCCTGCAACTAGAACGGATATCCAAATCCGTTCTTTTAATTATAAAATCTGCTAATCCTTTTAACCTTTGTGTTTTGTCTTTCTTCATTTCAATTTATATTTTTCCTTGTGTAAATCTAATGCTTTTTTTATACCTGAGCAGGCTTCAAACTCCTCTGTAATTTCTAATTCTTTTATAAACTCCTCGCAATCTCTTATTGTTAATTCAAAATTCAATAGCTTAAAAGCATAAACAGCATAATACAATGATGCTTGATCTTCAAATGTTCCCTCGTTGTGTACCTGCATATGCTAAAATACGTCTAGCCTAAGCAACAAATAGCATCTTATATACATTTCTTTAGCTTTAGACCTATAAAGTCCTTTAAACAGTCTGTAAACCGCTGCACGCATCTCATATTCGCTTTTGTTTAATAAGTTTGCTTCACACCACTTTTTGCCTTTACCTTTTATATAGTTTACATTATCGGACTGGTCACCAATTACCATCTGGCTGTAAAAATTATACAAAGCTCCTTCTTTTGAAACTATTGTAATATCTCCACTCCTATAATTGTAGATAGTACCCTCTACTTGCTGGTAGTCTTTATCGATTGAGATTATAATAGAATTATCTTTTCCGTAATGCTTATGATACTTCACTACTAAGTCGTCAGTTTCTATTCCTTTTCTATTTTGAACGTTTAAATTATCCTTTACAAATTGTATAAGTTCTTCAAAGAATTTAGGTTTGTCAGAAGTTCGATTTGCTTTGTAGCTTAAATCGACCTTCTTACGATAGTTATTTGTACAGAAACCTACAGGAATAACCTCAGTAACCTTAAATCTATTCTTAACCGCATATACAGCATCGTTATATTTTGAATAAAACTTTTCTATTGCTTCTTCCAAATCATCTGAACCGTAGCAAGCTTCATAAATCAAACTATCTATATCAAATATTCCTACCATATCATTTTTCTTTATTTGTTTCTAATTCCTTTTGTAAGTTCGCTAAGGCTCTCCAAGCTACCTTTGTGCTGTGAAGTATGCCATCGGTATCTATTGTGCCAGCTTCAAGTAAATGCCTAGTAAGGGCATCTAATTCATCACCACTTTTAGACCTATCCCAATGTAAAGGCTTTCCTTTGTGATGTTGATCATTTCCAACCTGTGAACATTTAGCAACTTCTTTAATTGCATCAGGAAAATACATAAGAACGCCAGAATAAACAGGTGTTTCCTTTCTTTCAGTTGCTTCTAAAGTATGGTTAATATTTTGCATTTCGTGCCATTTAGTATTGGAGTCCATATTGTTTTTTTAAATTAATAATATCTTTGTTTTTCTTCTCCATTATTTCAGAATTTAAAAACTTCAAATCTTCAATATACATTTCCATTCTGTTTACATACAAAGCCTGTTGCATCATTAAGTGAGTGAGCCTGTGAAGTTGTGAATTGTAACTTGGGGCTTTCCCTAGCCATTCTTTAACTATACCCAAAGATTCTATTTGGTCTGCATACGCTAATATCCTATCTGTTTCTGTCATTTTGTTTTAATTAAATTCAAATGTAAAAAACTAATTAACATACAAAAGAATTTTAACATAATATTAACGCCCATACAAGGGCGTTAATATTTAACATTACAATTCCATTAATAAATTCATAGGTGTATGTCCACCTATTATAACGCCACAACCGATAACAGGCTTCTTTCCAACCTTAGCATAAGCAAACGCATACTCATTATGGTCTATACCGCAGCCTACTTGCATTCCCCAAATCCTAAAATTAGCACCAACAAAGTGCTGTGTGTAACATTGAGTATGTAGATGCCCTTGTACTGTGTTCATCATATCAGCCCTGCATTTTGCTGAAGCAGTCCCAGCCTCCCCATGTATATACTGAACGCCATCCACTACAACTCTTTCGGTAAAGTTCCAATTTGGGGTATTTAAAACTTCTGAGTACGACCTTATCCACCTAGAAGGAATACCTCCCGTTTGAGCTTTCCTAGATATCAACCTATCGTGGTTTCCTATAATTACATCTGCATCTGGAAAAGCCTTATACCACCTAGAAAGTTTTGCAATAGCAAAAGCCAATTCATCTTCGCCACCTAGACCATCCGCTGAAGTTTCGTGATAACTAGAATAATGGTTATCAATTACATCTCCTATAAATATAACTCTATTACAATTGTACTTTGCATAGGTTTCTTTACAGAATTTTAAATAACCTTCCAAACAAAAAGGCTCGTGCAAATCTCCTATCACTAAAATTCTACTTTCTTTTTTAGTAAGGTTGTCGTATGCCGCCCGTAGGTTTCCTTTTATCCTTGGTCTAAAGTCCATCATTATTGTTCAATTCATTAACTAAATCCTGACTTTCTGTAAAGTATGCATGCAGCTTATTTACATTTTTTATAAAACCTTTATGCGAACAATTAACACAACCGCTAGGTGCAGCTTCATTTTTGCCAAATACAAAGTTATAAATACCTATAATTCTCTGCTGGTTTTTACCGTCAATCCTATCTCTAGTACGTGAGAAAAAAGACTTTAAATAAAGATAATCTTCCTCATCTAGGCAATTAACCGCTTTACTACCAAATGGTAGCTTATCGTTTATTAAATCTTTACGCTTATCACATCCGCAATCCTCACCAAAAAAATCTTTAATAACCTTTTTAATACCTGTGGCTTCTGTGATTTTATCAATCACATCGCCAACACCTTTTAATTCTTTATCTATTTGAGCCTGTTTGAAATCAGACCATTGTTTGTACTCTTTTGTTCGCTTATCAATACTTTCGTAATAAGCCTCATCTTTAAAGTTTGTCATAATTTTCTTTTTTAAAGTTAATATAGTCGTCGCTATGCTTGTCAATTATTATTTCTTTATACTTTTTTAGGTTTGAATAGATATGCGTTAAGCTTGTACCTGTTTGCTCCCTAATATCACGCATTGAGAAGTCTGTTAGATAGTATGTATTAAATAGTTTACTATGATACTTTCCCCAGCTATTAGATTCGTTTCTAATTTTACTCATCAATGAAGTAAAAGCTGCTTCCATCTCAATAGAAGGTTCCTCGTATTGGTCATAGTAAAATTCTTGAAAGTTAACGTAATTGTTTTCTTCGTTCATCATAGTTCTAATTCCGTTCCTTAATGAAACAAACATATAGAAGGTATTAACCTCGTTATCTTTTAAAATTAGCTTATCGTAAATTGTTTCAGAATACTTATGAAGGCGTAGGTATGTTTCCTGTACTACATCTTCAACATAGGAAGGGGGGCAACCAAGCCCCCTGACTATTGAAATCCATTCATTATGCCTTTTGGCTAGTAGCTCCAGCATTATTCTACATCTTTAATGTATTTAACTTCACCGTTGTCTAGGTTAATTTCTAAAGACCCGTATTTTTCTTTTAAAACTGCTTTCAGTTCGTTTAGTTTATTTTCATTTTTACCGAAGTGATGTATAAATTTTTGTTGTTCAAATTCTAGCAGTCCAATAGTTTGAGATATTTCCATTCTATCATTTCTCAACTGCTTTAATTCTTTTAATTCGGCTTTTGTTAATTTTAATTTTGGTGCTTTCATAATTTAATTTTGGTGCTTTCATAATTTAATTTTAAATGGCATTATCAATTACTTGTATTATTTCCCGAAGTTCTGAGCGTTCAAAAGTTCCTGTTAATGTATCTTTGTACGTTTGAATTGTCAATAGATAATAATCTTCCTTGACTTCTTTAATTATTACTTTTGCTTTCATTTTTAAATATAGTTAAAATTATGTTAATAATGGGCTATTTAGATAGTTAATATAATTGTTAATTGAATTAAAATCTTTAGAAGTTCCGTTTTCTATTTCTTTTACTTTTGTCAATGATATTCCAGTCCATTTAGATATATCCTTTTGCGTTTCTTTTCTGGTGGATTTACACATATTTACGCAATAAGATAGTCGGGTTCTAAACCCTACGTCATCAATCCAAGTAAATAATAGTTGACCTTCCAACTCTTTTATATACATAACTTGTTTGTTATTAATTAGTTAAATTATTTGTGCTTGATATAAGTAGTTAGGCACAATAAAAATTACTGCTTTCGTGCCATCATTCGGACGCATTCTTCTTTCAGCATTTTTAGTCCACTTGCTTTTGTTACATCTGCTGCGTAATCTTCACCAGCTTTGTGTTTTCGGATTATCTCTTTTTCGAGTTCCTTTAGTTCTTTATCATAGTCTAAAAACTGCTCGTGTATCATTTTAATTAAGTCGCTCATTTTATACCGTAATTTTAAAAGTGCCTAACAATAAATAAAATGAATAAAGCATGTTAGGTTTATGCATTTATTCAAGTGTCGTAGTTGCTTTACTACATTTTATTAGAGCCGTTGTACACAATTAAAAAATATCGTGTAAGTGGTCACTTTTAAAGTTCATTCCTCCTAAATCTTCTTCTTTAGGTGGTTTTATTACTCCATCAAGTTTAGGTTTCCAATTAGGGAAAACCATTTGGAACTGTTTGATAGCATCTCTTACAGTGCTTGGTGTGTATGTATGTCTGCCATCAGCATATCTAATTGCCATCCAAATGGTTTCTTCAAACGCATACTTTAATTTTTCTATTTTTTGTTTATCTGTCATAATGATATTTTTTAAAAGATGTACAACATTATATAAAAGGCATTAAAACGACCTTTTATATTTAGCGTTGTGTGCCATTACTCAATACACTTCAATTCGCTTCTAAAAAAGTAAGGGCAAGACCATTTTTTTTTATCTACTTTAAGTTTAACCATTTTACTTTTTTTAAGGTTGTCAATTACGCCTGTTTTTATAACAGTTGCACCACTTCCATAATTGCAAATTACTCTATCACCTTCCTTTAAGTTTTCAAATGTTTCTAAATCCATATCTCTAAAATTAACGACACACAACAAAGGAACTGAGGGTATCTCGGTTGAAATGCCCTTTGCCTTTGAAATGCTTCGATATTTGACGGTCAATGATTTTAGACATAGCTCAATTTTGCCAGTATTTAACTTTTTTGGCATATTTTGGATTTACTCATTTTTGCCAATACTGTATATAGTTAATGCGCCAATGAAGGTCAGTGCTTTATTCAATCGTTTGTGGTAGGCGCACTAACCATATATCTAACCGTTATATTCAATGTTTGTTTTTACTCGCATTATTATACCCTTTTGCGTATAATGTTGACTATTATCATCATTTTACACACTTTTGTGTATAATAATCAACAAACACAAAATATAACACAGAGCCAACCTGCACTTATTAAGTCTCTAACAAAAGCTCTAAATTCTGCAATACCTTGCTTATCAAATATTTCATAAGCTTGTTTCATACTCTCAGGATCTCCTCTTAATACCTCAATAAACCATATTGGGTTATCTAAATATTCATCTTTCCAGGGTTTGACTTGTTTATCTGTAACTTTAATCTCACAACCTTCGTAAGGCGCACCGTCATCATTATATAATCGAGTTGCTTCAAAACAATACAAATCCGTTTCAAATACTCTACCATCAAATGATATTACTTTCATTTCTATTTCTTCATCTTCTAAATGATCCAATGGATCATCTATGGCATCTTCTCTAACGTACCATACATCGTCTATTTTAATTCTATTTTCCATATTATTATTGTTTATTTATAGTTAAATTTAGCAACTATTAGTTTGTATAATCCTTTATTTTTTAACATAATTTCTAATAGTTTAAATATGGAAATTCAGAACTTACAACTTCGGGAAAACCATAATTATTTATTTTAAATTCAAAATCTTCAAAACTGTGGTTTCTACTTCTTTTACATTTTACTTGTATGATATTGCTATCTTCTTCCCTGTTTAATGAAATTTGCGTTTCTGCTTTTTTTTCGCAAAAAGAACCCAAATGTCCAGTAGGCTTGTCACTTCCATAATTGCTATGTATTACGGTCAATATATGGCAGTTTTTATTTGCGCTCCACTCCATTAGTTTCTGGACGCATTTATTACTTTGCTCAATATCATTAACATCTGAAACCAAATCCGCAAGCCCATCAATTATTATCAAACCAATATCATTTTCTTCGTGTTCGTAAACCTTATGTTCTATAAATCCCATCCTGTGAATATACGGTATTGTTCTTAGTGAGTATGTTTCATATTTGCCGTAATCTCCAGCCATATCAGCAGTCCTTCTAAAAGACCTTTGGCAATGCCATTTTCCTTGTTCAGTATCAAAATGCAATACCCTTTTATTATCCCGTATGCCTTTGAATTTATTACCTCCCCATTTATTATTTCCTGACAAATATACTGAAGTTATTAATGAAACGAAATAACTTTTATAACTTTTCGGTGGTGCTTGAATAAAGGAAAAATTTCCGTAAGTTGCCATTGGTGTGTCGCTAATTATACTGCCTTTTCTTGTTGAATATTCGTGAGTTCCGAATGTAAGTGCCACAGGTGGTAATGGTATTTCTTCGTCAAGTTTAACGAAAACTTCATCTTCCAGAAGTTCGTAATACATTCTATTTTCTTCTTTTTTATCATCGAACATTTATTCATCTTTTGCGGTTTATTTGTGTTTTTATGAAAATAAGGTAATTGTTTGTTTTTCTATTAATGTTTTAGCAAACCCAAATTCCTCCAAATCTTTGTTTGCCTGAATAACCTCTTCTTCCCATTCTTTAGCTTGTTTATAAAAATCTTTTTTTATCTCAAATCCAACTCCTTTCCTTTTTTTATTATTACAAGCAATTAAAGTACTTCCAGAACCACAACATGGGTCTATAACAACATCACCCTCGTCTGAAAATATTTCAATTAGTTTTTCAAGTAATTTAACAGGCTTTTGAGTAGGATGTATTTTTCTAATTAATGGATTTGAAATATCATCCCTTTCCCAATCGATACAATTAAATATCATTTTACCTTTATTATTAAATTTAGGCAGTTTTTCTCTATAAAAAATCAAACCATATTCGCAATTCCCAACAACTTTCATATTTGCTTTTAATACCTGAGCGGAGAAGTTCTTACGAAATACTAAATTTATATAATTATTTAAACCGTGTTTTTTAGCTAATTCTATTAGATACATTTGTTGGTCAAATCCACAAAACATAATCATACAAGGAGCTTGCCCTTTTTCTTTTGGCTCTTTTTTTAACATTTGGCTACAAAAGTGCATAAATTCAGCAGGTTTAAAATTTTTATCCGTATCGAAAAATTCAGTTCCTGCAAGTTTGCTTTCTCCTTTTTTATTATCCCCGTCCTCATACCATGCTGGATTGGAAGCATAGGCGTTTATCCCTAGGTTATAAGGAATATCCGCAATAATTAACTGAGCTTTATGAAGGCTATATCTTTTAAAGTTTTGAAAGTGGTCGTTATAAATCATAATTTATTTTAAGTTTATTTGTGTGTTTAATTAACAAGGGCAACCTATGAAGTTGCCCTTGTTATAAAATTTAAAAAGGTAGATCATACTCATCAACAGCATCCACCGTAATAGCCTCAGTAGCTTCTTTTTTATCGGCTTTAGTAATACCGTTCTCATGTACCCATACTACTTGACCGTTCCCGATATACGCCTTATTAGCTTTAGCATCCCGCTCTTCTTTTGTTTGCGACAAACTTACAGATGTATTATTTCCGTATCTAGTTTCATCGTTAATACTCATAGTTAAGTTTACATAATTTCCTTTTTTACCTTTAACAATTTTGTCAGAAGGTATTTTTGAAAGGTCTAAATTAAAATTTACAATTGCACTCATAGTTTTCTTCTTTATTTATTAGTTATTATTAAATTAATTTTTACGTTTAAAATCTTCGCTTTCATCTTCGCCAAATACTCCAAGCTCATAGAATCCTGTTAGTTTCAGAACCGCCCTACTCATTGCACGCTTCTCAGCCATCTCCATAACATACCAGCTATTTGTATTTCCGTCTTTATGCGTAGCACCTTTTAAGGCACTTCCAAAAGTTTCAATATTTACATCTTCTTTTTTTGCAGAAGCTTTTACCACCGAAAAGTTAGGATCGCATTTAATAACATCATAGTTAATACTTATTTGTTCTTTAGCTTGAATTTTATCTACGCCACTTCTAGTAATGATAATATAATGCTGATGCTTGAAAACATCGTCTTTTGTCAATTCGTATTTTAAATACAATTCTTTTAGTTTATCTACATTCATAATTTATTTGTTTTAATCTTGGTCAAATATTTCACTCCTAATTACTCTTTTATAATCTTCTGGACAATCTTTCTCCAGTATTTCAAATAAATAAGTTGTTAATTCAACTTCTTTATTTCTAAGTTCTAAATTTGCGTTTTCTAACGCTTCAATTCTAAAATTAAGATAAGATACAAGGTCGTACATATTAATGTTTTTTAATATAACTTGGGTTGTTTATAAATTCGTTCATCATAAAGTCTTCTTTAAGCATTGTAATAGGATTAATTTTCAAATCCCAAAACTGTTTTCGCTCATCATTCTCTCGCATTTCTAAAAAGTAATCTTTTGCTTTTTTCATATTATATTTTTTATTAAAGTTCAAATATATATATATTATTATTGTTAAAAAACATTTTAACGTTTTTTTAACAAAATAGAAATAACCTCATCACAGTCCTTTTGGCTTTGTGGCTTAAATAATACTACATTAGGTCTGTTGTTAACTATCCATTTTTTAAATAGCTTCCAACGCATAGGAAAAGATTCATTTGCCCTACCTTTACATTCTATTATAAACCCATTCCCGATAAAATCAGGCGTATATTTAATAGGTAGTATATTATTATTCCCCCTGTTTTCCATAGGCTTAATAGTGGTTCTTTCATAACAATTAACATTAAAATTAAATCCCTCAACAAGTATAAATTCCTCGCCTTCATAAACAGCATCTAACTTTGCTACTTTCAATGCTTTATACATATATGCTTCAAGCATCGATTGAAACTTTATCCCGTCTATTTCTGTTTTTTTAGACTGAACTAATTTCTTACCTTTTTTTCTAATGTACATAAAGCGCAGGTTTTTTTAAATAATTTTCAGTATCAAAATAAACATATTTCTCGCTAATCCCTATCCTATCAATACCACGTATTATTAAATTTTTAACTATAAAAATACGCTTTGCAGGATTTAATGCAGATATTTTAACAGCTTTACCAACTCTAAAAGGCGAAGATGTAGGAAGTCCTAATATATCCGCATACTTTTGAGATGTATAAGCTAAATCAATTCTTATATGCCAATTAGGAAATTCAGAAAATATATCATCTAGAATTAAAATAGGTTCTCGCTCCATAAACCTGTATGCACTACCTTCAGCATCCGGGGAATCAAACAGTTCCCAATACAAATGGTTTAATCCTTCAGTATTGTAATGTATCCTATCTTTTTTTACAAACTTTTTCCTGTTATACATTTATTTTATATATGAAAAGTTCCATAAACTGTACTTTATAATGATATTTTACCTTAAATATATCATTTTCACTTTAATGGTGTATTTATTTTAAGAATACTAATCAACGTTTTTAAAT